TCTACGCTTACCTCCGCAAGAAGCAGTAAGTTCATCATACATAGTAAGGGTCAGGGATTAGATCGTTAAATATATTTAGGACTACCTCATTGATGCCTTCATCATTGCGATAGGTTGGTGAGAAGCTAAAGCAGATGGTTGAGTAAGTTAAGCCATCAACAGCAGTGAACTCATAGACCTTTTTGTTGGTGGGATTAATGAACTCTAACTCATATTGACCGCCATAAGGATTGAAAAAGCCATCAGGACAGCCTGCCAAATCAATCTCAATATACCCAAGGTAATCAATGTCAAGTTGCTGGCTGATGCGAGCATTCACCCCAGGCTTATTGATGTTAATTATGATTGAATCCTCCGGGTAGCTTGGTGGCACAAGAATTAACAAAGCATCAGGACAACTGTTGAGAGGCTCACAGGCCTTGAAACAATTATTGCAACATTGTGCCATACTTTTCGAGATTGAAGTTGGAAGTTATCTCTGCAAAATTAGAGAAAATAAAATAACGGAAGGCATCTAATGCGTGAGACTTATCCGGGTTCTTGTTCTTCCATGGGTCAAGGCTTCCTTGCCTGCTCACCTTGGCTTCCTTGAGGTCAATGACTAACTCATCACACCTTTTGCCACTAATCTGCACCTTAGCCTTCTGAAGAGTCAGGATGGTGACCAGCCTGCTTGCTATGTGACTTGGGTTAGACCTTGGCACTTGGATTTGCATGTCACCAATGCCGAGGTAGTTCTTGATGAGAGCATAAGCTGATATATTGTCCTGAGTGAATGCGTTCCTGCTTGCACCGGATGCATCACCGTTTATGATGTAAGTCATATCGGGAAACTCTTGCTTGATTGTTTGGCATAAGGCAGCAAGATCACCAACCCGGTAAACCTTGATTACATTGATGGTGGCATAAAATAAGCCCTCTGATGAGTTCTTGATGTATTGGCTCACAACGCAAGTGTTAGTGACATTGAAGTCAAAGGCTAAGTAAAGATTGTGAATCGGAGAGGCTTTAATGTAGCCCTGGTACACATGCTTGCTGAAGTCGAAGCTTGTGGCAAATAAGCTTTCTCTGTCCCAAATGCCCCACTGACCCAAGGCATAAATCTCATAGTAAGTCTGTGATACTTCTTTCAGTGCCTCCATCCTTACAGGATATTGGTCATCAAGAAAGTCTAAGGCATCTAAGTAAGTGCCATGAAGCCTCAGCACATCATTGGCCTCTTTTGCTGGCACATCATCGAAGAACCTCTTTTTAATCCAGTGACTGTCTGAGACAGGATTGAATGTTAGAAAGAACCTCTTAGGATGCTCTGACTTGCCCCGAAGTCTCAAGGTTATCTGAGTAAAGTCCTCAAGTGTTAGCTCAGTGGCCTCCTCAATCCAAATGTACTTGGCTTGGCTTAATGACTTTAGTTTTTCGGGGTCATCACAGCCTAAAAAGATAATCTTGTTGCCACCGGATTGAATCTCTAAGTATCCAGTCTTAACTCTGCAAAGCTTATTCAAGCCCCACTGAGTTATCTTGTTTTGAAAGTCAGCAAAGACTGAGTTCCTCAGAGTGCTGGCAACCTTCCTGATAACAAAGTAAGTCTGAAACTCATTGTTCCTATGGTCGCATATCTCAGCCAAGAGCATCTGAATCATTGTCTGACTCTTGCCACTTCCAGCCCCACCCCAAAGGATATTATAGGTCTTAGGATCAGTTACTGCATCAAGGTACTTCTCCTGCCAAAGGTCAGGACTTGACAAGTCAATCTTTGCCAAGTTACTCTGATGCTTTAGCCTCCTTTGGACTTGTTGGTCTGATGACCTCTGTCATCTGCATGGTGACCTGCTCCTGGTTCATAAGCCCCAAGTCCCTTGCGATAATGTTGTGGTTAAAGAGGCCACTTGCAGCCCCTTCCAGCTTGCTTGTGTAAATCGCCTGCTCAATACGCGTAAAGACACTACCGAAATCTTTTGATTTGGTTTTATATTCAGATAGCTTAGTCCAGCAGGAGAAGCCACAGGCAAGAGCAAAACCTTCTTTAGTAAGCAGTCTTTTTTTAGGCAATCTGACCTCAGTTGCATCCTTGCCCCGAAAGTCTACCTCAATCAGAGGAGTCTCTTCTGCCCATTGGACATACTGTTCGAAGTTCTCAAGAATTTCCTCAGGAGTTTTAAACTTACCATCAAGGCCATGTTTCAGCCTTAACATCCAACATTGATTTCCTTTAGGTGCTGCCATAGTAGTACCGGCCTCTCAGCCTTATTTTGTGGTTATTTTAATAAGTTATAAAAATCTTTTTTCGGGGCAATCTGATGAATCCAGCAACTGTACTTTGAAACTATATTTTCGCCAAAGAACTCATCAACTGCTTTTTTTACTCCTTCCCAATCGGGATAGTCATGCCCTGCAATTACTCCTCCTTGTTTCACTTTAGGAAACCAAGCATGAATGTCTGCAATTACATTATCATAATCATGAGATGCATCAATAAAGCAAAAGTCAAGTGATTCATCTGCGACAAGTTTAGCAGCTTCAAGGCTGGTAGATTTGACCGGGATGATTAAGCCATTAAGTGGCTCAATGTTGGTGAGAAATTCATCGTATAGAGTTTTCTCTTTAATTGACTTAAGGTCTTTTGTGAAGTCGCAGCCAGCCCAAGTATCAACGCATGTAAAAGAATGTTGCTTATTGCTGTTTATTATTTCAACACCCATGTAAACAGATGATCTGCCTTTCCAAGAACCTATTTCATAGAAGTTGCTTTTTGGCTGGAAGTACTGAACTGCTGCTGAATAAAGTTCAGGATAGCTAAACCAATCTTCACCGATATCTTGAAAGTAATGATTCATTGCTATTTCTTCTTTACCGATATCTTGATAATAGTGATCCATTACTACATCTTCTTTTTAGATGCTTTCTTGGCCTTCTTAGCAACAGATAGAGCAATGGCAACAGCCTGCTTTTGAGGCTTGCCTGCCTTCATCTCTGTCTTGATGTTACTGCTAACTGTCTTGGCTGAATATCCCTTTTTCAATGGCATAGCTTTAATAGATTATTGCAAAGGTAAGTGTTTCAAAATTGATTCGTAAAACTCAAGTTGATTCTGCCAGCGAGATTGGTAACCAGGAGTCAGGTTGGTTTCAAGTTTGGCTCGGAGTGCCTTGCACTTTCTCTTAAGCATAAATCGAAGGTCTTGTAATTCCATAAGTTTGGGTTCTTCTGAATAGATTAAATCTTGAGAATAGGTTGCAGTGCCTTCCCACATGCAGGGGACTTGGCTAATGTTGATGTTAGAATGGGCAGTCATCAATATTAAAGTTATCGTTTAGGTCAGGTGCTAAAATTTCAGGAGTAGGCAAGTAAGCATTTAAGTTTAAAACTCCCAAGATTCTATTCATGTGGTCAAAGCCATTAAAAATAAACCTTCTTTTTGGATAGTTATATTCAAACTGAATAAAGCCTCTTTTGCCCACTTCTTTTCGCTTAATCTTTTTAGAGTGAAGCTCACAAATAGGATCATTTGGATGAGTGTAAAACATAGGCCTGTGATATATTAAAATATTCCACATTTTATTATTCCACATTGCTCCTCCAGCTAAATCATAAACATCAGGACAAGGGTAATTATCTGCACTGTTCTTTTTACTACCTCCTTTTGGATGACTTAAAATCATGAAGTAAACATTGTTGACAGTTGCAAATCTTGCAAAATCACCAAGTACCTGGCTAAGATATTGGTCATCTCTTCCCCCTGCTCTGCTTATGTCATTATCCATTTGATTAAAAGGGTCAATAACACATCCATCAACTTTTTCCTTGATAATTAATTCAAGAAATCTTTGCTTAATGTAAGCAGGTGTAGGACTTTCTGTTTCAGGATAAATGTAGAAAAAATGGTCACTTACCCAACGATAGGCTTTTTCGTAAGCTTCCTTTGTCGGCCTATAATGATTTTTAGGGGAACATTCTTGACCTAAAAGCATTTCCACAAGATCATGGTAAAACATCTCTGCTGGATTATCCTCAGGAGGAAATATTGCAAACTTCCTCCCAAATAGAGCAGCATGGCAAAGCATCATAAACTTCATAATGCTTGACTTACCATGATTACCATGCCCGGATAAAAGAGTTATCTCTCCTCTTCTAAACTTAAACAAATCATCAAGCATTGGGATGCCGACATTATCAAGAAATGGAAGCCCATTTTCTAAAAGGTCAAAGGCTTTATCCATAACAGAAGTACCATAGACAACATCTTTTGCAGGTATCGATGTATCAAATAGTTCAGCAGGTGGCGCAACATCAATCTCCATTAATGTTTTGCTATCAATAACTTTTCCGGCAGTCATCTCAGCAGTTCCAAACTGGTTCTGCCAATATCTGTAAGCATTGGCTATGGTTTGCTCACATTCTTTTCTGCTAAAGCTTGTATCATTAGCCAGGAACTGATTATCGCAAAAAGCAAGACAGTCATACTGATTAACTCCAAATCGGCAGCATGCTCCGGCAAAGCAGAGGATAAAGTGATTTCTCTGCCCATCTTGAAAATATTGGTTTTTGCTTGCTGTCCATTTTAGAATTTTGGGGATAAGTTCAACTTTACTTTCATAAGTAGGCATTTGCAATCTTTCATGCTTTATGTAAAGTTTAAACGGTATTGCTTCCTTGTTTAGATATAGATCAGGATCATAACTTTCAAAGCATCCCCTGGCAATGTCTTTGTTTGCTTTATCTGCCGGGCAATAATCAATAGTCAAAGCATTAAAGTAATCCAGCAAAGCTTCATATTGCTCTTTATACTTTTCAGCATCAGCAATCCTAATTAGTGCTTTCAATCCTCCTCTTGGAGAAATCCAGCAAGCATAAGTGTAAGGCTCTGAAATGATAATTGTTTGAAGATCTCTAAGGCTTTCTGTTTGCACATCATCCCAATCCATGATGGCAAGTCCTGAAGCTTCTTTGAAAGCAACGGCTGCCCTTCTTGTAAACCTTCCTGAGAAGCAAATTAAAGGCAGCTTGTTTAGTTTAAAATCTTTCTGCTCTTCAGGGTCTTCAATTGACCTTAGTTTTTCAATTAAGTCTTTTGATGCTCCGTTTTTAATTCTGTCGAGTATCATATCAACCGGAAAAAACTTAGGGTCATCAACCTTTCGATAATTATCAAAAAATGTAACTTTCATAGGTTAGCTTTAATTTGGTTTATGAACGCAATATGATCAAAGTCAGGAGGGACAAGCTCAGGATATTTAGGTTTTTCAGGCTGATGATTTACTTTCAAGCAATGCCTAACATAATCCTCATAATTGCTATGAACTTCCTGCCTTAGTAGGATTGGGTCATTCTCAGGCTTTGGCGGATAATAAGTCTGATTTACATTCTGCTGATTAGGCCTTGACTTATGCCTATAAAACTTTTCTTGCCAGTTGTTGCTTATAGTCCTTTTCCAATCAAGAACTTTCCCTCCATTGGCTTTTGTCCAATCAGCATCTGCATAATGACTATAAACTTGCTGAACCAGGTCTAAAGGAAATTCTTTCTCCTCAAAATAGCTTCTTACTTCATCAATGGATGGAGCAATAAATTTCTTTGTCTCTTTCTTCTCCTTATTTGTTTTATTGTTTAATTGTTTATATTGTTTAACTATGGGATCAGTGCTTGTACCACCGCCTGAACTCTGCTTGGTCACCGGTTGTACCTCCGCTTGGTCAAATTCGCTCAGGCGAAGAGAGATTATTCTACTTGTATTTTGGTTGTTAGACTTATTAATTGTTTCAATAAATCCCCATTTTTCAAGATCTTCAATTGCTGCATAGAATGTATTCCGATTGCCTATTCCGGTAAACTCACAAGCTTCATGAGTTGGCAATCCAAATGACTCTTTCCATTGTAATCTGTTGTTAAGTTCAACCATCCAGCAATAGAGTGCAGTATGTTGAGATTTTACTTCTGAATTTTTAAAAGCAAAATCAAACCATCTTCTGGTTAATTGATAGCCATTCATACCAATCGCAATAAGACATCCTTAAACAATTGAAGTGCATCCTGAGCTGGCATTGTTTTAAGTTCTTCAGCCATTTCTTCAGTAATAACCTTATAGGCTATTATAATCTCTCTTTCACGAAGTTCAATGCCTTCATGTCTTGTTAGGACTTTTTTATAGTCCTCATTTTCCATAATTTTTTTCATAAAACAAAAAACCCCATCCGGCTTTCCCTGCTACGACCAGCCAAGAGTAAGGCTGACAGGTACTGACCGAATGAGGCTTTTAATTTCTTCATAACTCTTTATTTAAACCGAGGTCGTAATTCGGTGGCCTAAGCCGATGCAAATCTAAGCTTCTTTTTTCAAATGCTCATCAAAATTATTGATATACTCAATGAACCTATTGACCTCATCCTCTTCCATGTCAAATATCTGCCACACAAGGCCAATGATTGAGCTATTGATTGTATCCTCAGCCTCTGCCATGTCTGTGCCTAACTGCTGGTGCAGGAACTTCTCAAACTCAACAGAGTGATGAAGAAGCCTATTGAAGTGAAGCTTCACATCATGCCTAAGAGCCTTGTCTGAATGCTTGATTACAAAGCCTGTTTCTATTATG